TGTGAGTTTGGACCCTTCCTCGGTGGAAGTTGGCTCCATTTTACGTTAGGCATATTCTTAGTCAAGGTTTTATTTTTCATATATTACTGAGATGTGAGTATATCCATTTTTCTTTGCAAACCAACATCTTTGGTTACCTCTTATAACAACCATATCTGATTTACGTACAAATATAGGATCTAACAATCCATCTTTTTGTAATTCTTTCTCTAATGTCTGGTATATTACATCGCCTGGATGTTCTTTGTAATCATCTTCAAGACGTTTACATTTTAAATCTTCAAGTGCAACAAGGGTTGTTTTAGCGACGAGAGGTTTCATTTATCTTTTCCATTTTTATTATACAACCTCTCGGAAATACATTTCTATCAGAAAATAACTCATCACCCTCTTCGTAAGATGCAAACGTCCAAACGTATTTTTTATCTTTATCAAATAGATATGCGTGAGTTATCATTGTTGATGGAATTAAACCAAGTGAGTCGTGTGCATTTGCGTGGCCAGAATCACCCGTCGGATCGATCCAAGTAATTTTATAATAGTAATATCTTTTCTTTTTAATAACTACTGATTTGTATTTTGATTTTTTAGGACGTCTCATATTTTATCTTATACTGTATAGTGAAATATTTGGGCAAAAAAGTTTTCAAAAAAACAAAAAGGGTCGCGCACGCCGAGTACATCTGTGCCAAGCCATAATTGCCAAAAAGCCAGTGTTTATACCATTTGTGCCAAGCTGTGCCAAGAGAAATCGGTGTCGTGGCACAGCTATTATTCAACAATACCAACACTTTTAGCTTATTTTTAGCCTTGTGCCACCTGTGCCACCATATTTTTTTGATGACTGAAAAAAAACTTTGCCCTAGAATCTCACTATACACTGGCACACTACCTTTCCATCTTTTTGACAAAATTAAGGCTGGACATAGTTGTGCCATTTTTAATTATTTTTTTAACTCCAGGCCCCTGTATCTCAAACTTAGCATATGGTGCCCACTGCTTACGTATCAGATTTAGCTCTAAAATCAGATTCGACCATTGTTTGGGACTTATGTTTGTCCCGACTATACTCACCTTTTTCATAATCTATACATAATTTACCTTCTAAGTGATCCATTTCGTGTTGTATGCATCTAGCCTCTAGATTGTAAAATGTTTTTGTATGCTCTTCTCCTTCCTTATCTTGATACTTTAGAGTAATTCTAAGATACCTTTTTACCTCTCCTCTCTTGCCTGGTGCAGATAAACACCCTTCAAAGTCTGTTAAAGTTTCCTCACTATTTTTCACTATGACAGGATTAATAAATACTTGTGGACTTTCTTGAGATCTAGTGCAGTCCATTACAAACATACGTAATTGATAACCAACTTGTATTGCAGCTAAACCTATGCCGTGGTGTTGGTACATAGCTTTGTACATCCATTTAATTAATCTTTCAGTCTTTTCATCCAATGGAAAAGGCACGTCTTTACTTACAAATCGTAAAAATACGTCAGGATACTTGACCAATTCTATATACACAAGTGCCTCCCAGTCTCCCGGTTGGCACCGTGTTGCGCATTATCCATTATGGATTCGTTAAATACCATAGTTCTTTTTGGGTCCTGTATAAGTTCTTGATCTAAACCTTTGTAGGTTTTCGTGTTTTAAAACAATTCTTGCTGGTTCCGGTGAACCAATAATTTTATTTTTTTCTAATGCAATAAATCTTACCTCTTCCATATATCCGTCTTTGGTTTCAATATAGATTGGGCAGTCAGATATATTTGTGCCCTTCTCACCATCAGTGAATTTTCCGAGTATCTGCTGTAAGTCTCTTACTCTCATCTATCTTCCCTCCTATATGTTTTGCTAATTCGTACCATTTTTTTCTCCACATCTCTCTCATTTCACCACCTGTTTTATGATACATCCTAGCGATATTATCCAGTCTTCTCATTTCGATGTCTATAATACTCATCAACCCTCCTTAAAAAGTTATGTTTATATTTTTGGAATTCACTACCTTCGACTACAAACTCTTGGTAATAATTATCTTTGCTGCACATCATAATCACACCCTTGGTTATTTGAGTGTTGAATAAGATGTTGTGTGCCATTGCATATGCAGATAGCTGCAGAAAATAATCATCAATCCATTCTCTCTTCTTTGGTTTATTAGTTTGCTTGAAGTCTATGATAGCGTCCTGACCTTTGTGTATGCCTACTAAATCTGTTTGGCCTGCGTATAATCCCGGGTAATATAAGGTACATTCTGTGCCGTAATATTCTGTAACATTTGATAATCCACTATTTATAACTTGTATTGCCATATTGTGTGCTTGTTTACCAACTGATGTTTCATCAAGATAGCCCTGTTCCAGAATATACATCTCAAGAATCTTGTGCATAGCTGTTCCTCTTGCGCCTGATTCATCCACGATCCGCGTTGCTTCGGCCTCTCCCTTTGAAGCTCGCCACGCTGCCAACGCTTCGCGCTTCTCGGCTGATTGAGTTTGGTCTAGGATGGTCGTCACTGATGGGAGCTTCTCTTTATCAAAGACATAGTGCCGTAAACCATCAACCTTTTCTCGTTGAGTCTTTGGGTATCTATAACTATTATTTTTTTTCATTTGTTAATATCCATCTAAACATTGCTGTTGTTGGGTCGTAGCCATCGAACTTGGCACTACATCCAACTAAAAACAAAAAACTAATTATTAGTATCATTCTCATTGTGTACCTTATTAATTATAAAATAAGCAACAATGGCTCCGATTAATATGGCAATCAGACCCATTGCTAA